TCGACTCGAATATATCCTGCAAGGTCACGTCGGCCGTGAAATTCAGACCGGGCGCTTTGGTGAGGATCGCGTTCTTGATTTGCGTGGTGACGGTCTCTAGCATGACGAGGCCGATCTTGATGAGCGCCGGGTCCTCGGTCGTTCCTGGCGGCAGCCACAACAAGGCATAACCAAACCCGCCACCGTCTAGCGTGATGCCTTTATCGGCACGCAGGTCTATCGCGCCCCACCCTGCCTGATCGCTCCCGGTGGGACGAAACGGATTGCTGCGTATCCCCGCGCCGATGTATGGGCTGAGAAAATACGGCATCTACCGGCACACCTCCCACTCTAGCCAGCGAGCTTTCATGTAGCCGTACAGGTCCTTCTGTGTGAGCGACGATTTCTTGTCGAGCGCCTGTTCTATCACGGTAGTTCCAGCACTCCTGACGGCGCATTCAGGGGTGCCCCCCGAAAAGGGATGACGTTGGAGAGCCCGCTTTGGTTGCCCGCAAGATCCTGAGCTTTGTAGCCGATGCGTCCCCTTTCCGTCAGTGGCACAACAATAATCGGCGCACCAGTTGTAGGTTGGAGAATGTCCAGTGCCGGTACGCGAGTCGTCGGCACACAGACATCGCTCGTGGTGCATTCCAGCGCGATGTACTTCACCGTATCATCCGTGTTGCGGTCCATCGTGAGGCTGGCGGCATGAGTCCACGCAGCGCAACCGAACATGCTCACTATCACGAGGATTCCCGCTAGATATTTTGGCCACATTGGGAGGCTCCTTATAGAAGTGTTCAATGTCGCATCACTTAACTCGCTCTAAAAAACCCAGCCGCTGCGATCTGCGCGGTGATATCTGAGCCATCTGGCGTAACCACGAACGCATGGTTCGTCAACGGAATGAACGTGGTATCGGCACCTGGCGTCACGCCATCTGGACAGTACACCACCACCAACGCACTGATCGCGTTGCCTGTGGCGGCAGTCCACACAATGTCCGCCATGTCTATGTCGAGACGCTCGTTGGTGTCATCCACGGTGAGCGTGATGCTCGCGGCTACCACGGTCTTGCGGCCCATCGTGGTCTGCTCGTTCGAGGTACCTGCCAGCAGCGCGTTTAGCTCGTCGTAGTCCTTGAGCGTGGCGTCTGCTTCTAGACCTGTGGTCTCCAATGGGATCACCTTCAAGCGCGAGTTAGCTGGGGACCCGTCCTTTACATTCTGAACGTATTGCCCAACCCGGCCCTTGGCAATGTTAAATACAAAGTCCGCCATGAATACCTCCTATGCCAGTAACTCCTTATCAAACCGATATAGCTAAAGCTTCTTCTCGTAATTTTGAAAACTTTTGTTCTAGTAACCTGATTTGGTTTTCCAAAACCTGCTTGCGTATAGCAAATGTTGTTTCTTGTTGCGCTATTTCTTGGCTTAGGTTATTTAACACTTCTTTAGAAGCGTTTTTCTGTTTAACAGTTTCCGCGTTTAATGTATTTAGGATGGTTTCTTTTTCAACAATAGCGTCTTTGTGTTTAGAAATTATAGCACTATGTTCGGTTTGCAATTCGGTCTTTTTTGTACTAAACTCAAGTTCCAAAGACTTGGTTTTAGTTGTAAGATTTGTAATCTCACTCTCCAATAAAGGAATATGTTTCTCGCATTCCTGTATTTTTTGTTGTGCGCCTTGCAAAGCTTGTGCTAATGCCAAGCCTTTTTCTAAAACCCGGCGCTCATTTACCAAGCGTTGTAAAAGGTTAACTACTTCTGTTGTTGACACATCTTCCATATCAACTCCTCCTACTGCTTCATTACCGAGCTAGCTAACAGAACAACTGTTAAAGCTGTTGTGCCGTCACCAGCAGTAATGTTGGGACGAATGGCGTTTGGGTTTTCAAGTATCTCTTCCATTTTTGCGGCAGTAATGTCTAATACATTCCCCTGTGGGTCGTTAAGTGTAGTAAATGTTGGTGCAGGACTAGCTGTTGCGCCTGCCGTGTCATAAGCCTGGTCATTTGAACCTTCAATTCTGGCATTTCCACCAGCACCAAAGGTACCACGAACTTGAACGCTTTTATCGGTGCGATTGGGTGTTACAAATGGTTTGCCGGTATCACCATTTGCCATAGGTCCCCAAGTTACAATTAAAGCTCTAGGTATGTTACTACCTACAGCATCTATTGGTATTCCAACAGTATAAGGTACTACAGCCATATTGACCCTTCTATGAAACATGGGACCTCTACCCTATTGTAGAGGCCCCGCTATTAATATTTTACGATTTACCAATACAGAAAATGTTTACTGTATCAGTTGCAAAATTTGCAACTGCACCTGTAAAGGTAGGTAAAGTTACGGTTACAAGGGTGGTTGTGGCTATTACCTTACCACCATTTGCGTTTGCTACGGTCTGGTCGTTGTACCAACAAGCAGGAGCAACCGGCCACGCGCTACCAAAAGTAATAGCGCATGTGGCTGGAGTACCGGCTGAAACAACGACAGTCATAGAACTATCGGTTCCAGTGATGGTATTAGTTCCACAAGCACTTGTTACAGGAGTTGGAAAACTTCCAAGATAGGACCTGATCTTAGAGCCCAACGGTCCCACATACTGTCCATTAGGTGCCCAAACCTCATCAGCCGATGGCATTCCAGCAACTACAGCAGCACACAACCCAAACACCATCGCACAAGCCAAAACCAAATGTTGAATCTTTTTGAACATTCTATCCTCCTAGTTAAACAGCACCGCCAAGGGTACTGCCATCATAATCCATCCTGACAAAAGGTCTCTTTGTTGCACCTACATCTGTGCCATTAGTTGGTGATGTGCATACTGCAAACGACAAACCTGTGGTGAAGTCATTATAACCAGCTGAGCCATTCCATTTCACCCTCTTTGTTTTAGGGGCAAAAGGTGATGTCACAGCCGGTAAGTAAACAACCTCATCTGGCAAATCAGTCCCAGGAATACCATTAGCCTTGTTGAAAATCTGCAAGTACATCGCTGGACTTGTTTGATTTTCATTCCTTATATAAACCGAACGTAACCTAAATCGGCCCGCACCGATATTGGTTATTACATTACTTTGTGCTGCTACATCCTTATTCATTAATCCTCCTACTTAGTCTTACCAGCCAACGGGTTTTCTAGCTCTCCACCAAATATGGTGCGATTACCAAACTGAGTGCTTTCACGGGCAATAGGGTTGGCAAACTTCTTTACCTCTGCCTTCATCCCATCATGTTCTTCAATCGCTTTGCGGTCCATTAGTTCTGTAGGCGGTTCAACAATAGGTGTTACATCGTGTAAGCCTATAATCCCTATCAAGTGATCAATGCCATTTGTATAAGGGTTGAAGTTGAACTTTGACCTACTGTAACCATGCCAGGCTGCTGGTTCTACACAATGTAGCGTGCCGCCAGGAGGCACAGTAAACTCTCTGCTATCCCACATGAACGTGAAAGGTTTGTTGGTCATGCGGTTTTTTAATTCTACAATACCTGTCATTTGTGACATATATACCTCTTTTTGATCTGGGTGGGAGGCTGTTACACCTACCCACCCAGGAGCTTTTGATTAGTTGATATGCACCACGACGACGTTCGCGTTGATACCATCTAACCGCCAGCAAGTAGCCGGACGATCACAAGCCCTATTATAGAACATTCTATAACGTGCTTCGTATGCGTCAACATCCTGTAAACGCAGAAGGATCGTCCCATCATCATCAGCCCATTCACCTTCTTTTTCAACAAACCTTGTGAAGTAGGATTTGTCAGCACCGAACAACGAGCCATAAACACAATCTTTGTCTACAATCCATTCAATCCCACCAAACGTAATCTCTCTCTGTTTGGCGGCATTGGTGCCAGCGTCAGGTTTCATGAGGTCGGCACTCATGTAACGGCGATCAGCCTCAGTCAACGTCAAGTATGCTCGCCTCACTGAATGGTGGGCGATCATCTTTTCAGTCGTACCTTCACCGATCTGGTCCACTACGTCAATCGCCCTCTGGATTACATCGGCTGACAACGGTCCAACCGATGGAAGAACAAAGGATTTGAAGATTGGATAAGTGACGCGAGAGACGTTGTTCAACGTGCTTACGTATGTGCCATCGTCAATCAACCCAAGTAAACCCATTGCTTCCTGGTTGTAGGCAGTATTTTGGATTTGGCTAGTGCTGAGTTTGGCAGCCCTCACAATGTAATCGCTTGTCACGATGCTGGCGTCGAGAGCCCTATCAAAGGTGATAGTGACACCATCTGCATTAGGTGCCCCTATAACTTGATAGGCTGAGCCGTTCCTAAGTGCCCCTGTGGCAGGGTTTACAAAGTGAACGGTCATGCTTTGCTGGAGCCACCGTGTGGCGTTAGTAGTGCCGGTGACACCACCAGGATTCTTGGTTGTAGTGCTGGCACCTGCTGGCGTATCTACGGCACACAAGACACCAAGCCCTGCGCCGAACACTGTTCTGTTATTGTCATTGGCAAGGTCTCTTATAAGACCACGCATTTCCATGTCCATCGCCCGTTTGAAAGCTCCTTTAGAGCTCCTGCTATGGGTCATCACTTGGATGGAAAGCTGGATACGACCATGACAATAACGCATCGGGATGTGGGTCTCAACATACTGCTGTTGACCCGCATCTGGCAAGGTGCCATTTTCACTGGTGAACATTACACCTTGGTTACGGCCAATGCTCAACGGATACCTAACGTAGCGGCCTTCCCAAGGTCCTTCATCCTTCGCAAACAACTCTGATGTTTTAATGCGTGAGTTGGTGAGGACTACAATATCTTTTTCGTAATCCTCTTTCAACACCGCATCATAAGCTGCAAGGTCTAATGCCATTTTAATTACTCCTCTGAAGCCTTCAACCTGCTAAACCCTTTTTCGGAAGCTCTGGCTAGGACAGCTCTTTCGTCTATCCTACCATCAGCCGTCATAGGATAACCGTTGCTATCCTTCTGACCTCCGGTTGGAGCCTTACCATCACTTCCTACTTTGGAGTTTTGTAGTTTTCCGGCTTGAATTGTAGCGTTTTGTGTCCTTCTAAAGTGGTCAAAGTAGGGTTTGACCACCTTCCATACATCATCCACAACAGACATATCTCGATTCATCCAACGTTGCATGTAAGTTTGATTGGTTCTGATTTCCTCAGCTATTAAGGATTGTGCATGGCGTTCTTTAGAAACACGATCTTGGTCGTTTTTCCATTGAACACCAAGTCCCTTAATGAGAGTGGAAACTCTTGCTGGTGCTGCATCTTCCCTAAACGACTTAACCGCTTGGGTTTCTCGTTCTCTTAACTCTTTAATGAACTCAGTGTTTTCTTTGTGGCTTTTTGATCCTGCCAGAAGGTCGGCATCCAAAGAATCTTGTTCGGCTTTTGTGAATCTTACACCACCATCTTTGGCTCTTTGGATTGCCCTCTCAATATCTTGGACAGTACCGTACTTTTTATAAGCTTCTACCTGTTTGGCTAGTTCTTGTTTCTCTCTATTGACCTGGGAGAAACGGTCATATGGGACTGTTTGGGAATGCTGTTGTTGCCCATTACTTCTGTCACCAGAATGTTGGGCCTCATCAGAGCCTTCCTCTACAGTAGTCTGACCTCCACCCTGGTCGCCTTCACCTTCTCCATCACCTCCGATGAAAGGATGTTGGAGAAGAAACTCTAACTCTTCCACATCGTTGAACATAAAAACTCCTTTTTTATCGGGGTAGTACCCCTAGCCCTACACTTTTTAACCTGGTTGTGTCCAGGTGGGCATTGTTAAAAACACTAGCTACGCAAAAGTGCGTTAGCCGCACGGAACGGAACATCTGCTGTTGGGATCTTGTTAATCTCATTACGAGCCTGTTCGAGCATCATCAACAAAGGCTTTGGGTCGGTTGCATTGGACGTAATAGTAGGTGCCGTCTCATTACCCATAACAACCCTGCCTTCATGGGTCATTATAATGCCCATAGCAGCAACTACGGTTTGACCTGCTGGGATTGTAACGGTGATAGTTTGAACTGCCATTTTCTCTCCTTCTGGTTAAAAGCCTGTCGCCCCTCTGAGGGCTACCGGTACAACATTTGGGTTAATGGCTTTGGTGTAGTTGTTAATAACAATCTGACGAGCCGCATCTAGGATGTGTAACAGCTTTTCAACCTCGTTAGGGTTGTTGGCAGTAATGCCTACTGTGACAATTCCGCTTGTGGTAACTACAATACCAAGATCCGCTGCAACCGTTCCTGTATAAATAACTGGGATGTTTTGAGTTGCCATCGTTATCTCCTCCGTTTACGTTGTGCTAACTCTTGTTTACTCTCGCCTGCTTCTTCAACCGCTGTTTCTTTACCTTCATAAGGGGAGCTATGACCAACTGCATCCGCTCCCGGTCCAGCTTCACCCTCATCAGCATCACCAACATCCGTCTTACCGTGCATTGCCGTCATCTGTTGCAAATGGTGGGTCATGCTTTTGCTATGTAAATGGGCCATTTCTAAGTGATGCCCAAAGTCTTTTCCGTCTCCATTATTCTGCATAATTAATACTGGTTTTTTCCACCAGCTCCCATAGTGTTATTACCTCCCTGTCTTACGCTATCACTTGTTTTGTCTGGGTTTTCGTTGCCTTTAGACGTTCCAGGTTTACTGTCACCGCCCTTAGTAGTACCACCTGATCCACCTTGACCACCACTTGAAGGTTTACCTTTTTGTGGTTGCATTGCAGCTTGCTGTTGCATTATAACCATATTATGGTCAGCGATATGTTGCAACCAGAACTTTGCATATTCAGGGTCTGATTCAGCTATTTCCCTATAGGTGTCAGTTTTAGCTCTCATAACATGGTCTACTATGTGGATAGGATTGTTGTCAACCAAGGGCAAAACTGTTGGTGCTTGCTTACGTGTAATGTAAGCATCCCATTCCCTACCAGCCTCACGGTAATCATCACTGTCTGAGCCAAGGATGTGTGACATACCGAACAGTTTGGCTATGTTGTGGGATTGTTGCGGGTCTGCCGGATTAACAACTCCAAGTTTGGCAAGAGTTTCAATAAGCGCCTGCTCTGCAATTTTCGTGCGCGGCCTCGCTGACCCCCCTTCGATCCTAATGTCCACTGACCCTTTGAGGTCTGCCCCAAGGAATTTTTTGATTTCCCAGGCACCTGTATCACCTTTTATTTTTTGTATTCTAGATTCAGTAACATTGGCTCTGAATTGGATAAGCAGAATTCTATAAAGTTGGGTCCATGAAAACTCCCAGTTGCTATAGACAGGACCGAAGCGACCATAGGCTCTTTCAGTAAGTAGTTGGATTGCGTAGCCTGCTGATACACCTGGAGGAACGGCACCTTTAACTGCGTCATATGTGCCACCTATTTCTTCAAAGTCCGAATCTAACTTCTCTAACCACTTCATCACGGCTTCAGTGAAAGGGGCTGTGGTTATGCACTCTGGTTTGGCACCACCTGTGCCTGTAGGGGACCAGCGTATATGTTGACTCGGTTCGCCAGTGATGCGAGTAATGTTCGATCCCGTGGGGAGCAGCCACGTGTTGTAGACACCTTTTAGAACGCTTACTTCCATCAGCGACTCTAACCGATTACGCTGGTCTTGTTTGGATAATAGGTCATAGGCTGCACATTTATGGTAGATGCGGCCGGGGACGGTCATGTAGCCGAACTGTACCAAAGGTAAGTAATGGGCTTTTTCACCAAGTTTGTTATCGTAGAAAGGTGATGGGCCAACTTCTAACATTGTGTCATCATCAGCCATTACAGCGCACAGACCTTCAGGATAGTCGTCTGAGGGCATTTCGATATGGGTGAAAACGCCGATGTTCTCGGTGTGGCTACGCCCAGAGGACATTAAGGTGTCTTGGGTCATGTATGTCAACAGTTCAAGATAATGTTGAGCCTGCTTGGTTTGTGAGCTATGTGTAGCAGCCAAGTCTTGTGCAGCATTAGGGTAGCGTTGTTTTACTGTAGAAAGTGCATAGGTTTTGAGTCGTGTAAACTTACGTATGTCTCTAAACTCTTTGGCATCCAACGCAATATATGTTTCAAGAGGTGAGAGGATATCGACCCTAAGCCGACCAATCGGATAGTCTTGTTGAATGGGTTGTTGAGTATTAGGGTCAAGGGCGGGTTCAGTGAGGAGAGGCCCGCCACAATTTGGACACTGTTGGACTTGTTCAAATTCATAAGGTTGATCTACATGTTGGCATAACATAACCTTTCAGAAGGTATGTTTATGCGGCCTAGGCTGTCGTCTGAATGGTCATAATAGCTGAAAGCGAATGAGTCGGCGCAGAGAACGATCCAAGCAGCTATTTGTTGCTTGAGCCTTTCCACCATGATCTCCTCGTCGATAATCGGTATGATAGACTCC